ATCTCAAATTGAAGCACTTAAAAGTTTAAAAACTGGAAGTGAGGAAAGAGCAATATTAATTGATAAGATTAATAACAAATATGGGACAACATTACAAAATCTTAGTGATGAAAATAAATTTTTAAAACAAATTAAAATTGCTCAAGATGATTATGTAAAAGGTGCTACAAGAAGATTAAATATTAAGATTAATGAACAAAAAGCTGAAGCATTTCTTGGTCAAGCACAAGAATTACGTTTTGAAAAAGAAGAAAAGATAGCTGATAAAAGAAGATTATTAGCTGAAGGTTATACTAAAACTGACCCTCTTATATTAGCAATAAATAGAGACATAAAAGATTTAGAAAAGGTTGCTCTTGGATATCAAGCTAAAGCTCAAAAACAATTGGAAGTTAATGCTAAATTATTAACCAAAGAAACTGCCCAAGAAAAAGCAATTAGAGAAAAAGCTGATAAGGAAGCTAAAGATGCTGAAGCAAAACGAATAGCTGATTTAAATAAACTTAATGATAAAACTTCCAATAAAACAATATCAGATACAAAAGAAAAACAAAAAGAGTTAAGGGATATTCAAATCAAAGCACTTATTGAAGAATACAATATTAATAAAGAAGCTGCTGAAAAATTATTTAAACTTAAAACTGAAGAAAATAATGATTTAAAAGAAAAACAATTAGAATTATTAGATGCTGAATATGCTGATGAATATAATAAATTAATTGAACAAGCTAATCAAAAATCAGTAGACGATTTAAATAAAAGTTTAGAATTAAAATTAATTTCAATAGAACAATATACAGTTAAGAGAGAAGAAATTGAAAAGAATGGTTTTAAAAATTTAACTGATGCTGAAAAAACCTATTTAAATGAGTTTAAAACAAACACTGATAATAAAAAAGCTATCATAATTAAAAGTTTCAATGATGAAGCTCAAATAACTAAAGATGAAACTGCTTTAATTAACTCTGAATTAGTATTAGCACAGATTGAACATAATAAAGAGATTGAATTACTTAATGCTGAATCATTAGGTAATGATATTGATATAAATAAAGCAAAAAGTGATATATTACAAAAATATTTAGATATCCAAATTAAAGCTATTCAAGCTAATTCAGATAATGAACTTAAAGTATTACAGAATAGTTATAATAAAGATATTTCAAATGTTTCATTAACTGCTGAAGAAAAAATACAAATAGAAGCTAAGTATAATTCAGATAAATTCAATATTATTAAAGATACTGAAAATCAAATTACTGATGAAACTAAAAAAAGTGCTGATGCTCAAAAACAAAATACAAGAGAATTAATAAGTAATATTAGTGATTTTGCTTCAGCATTAGTTTCAGAAATTTCTTCATTATTCAATTCAATATCTCAAGGATTTGTTGATGCTAATATATCTCAAATTGAATCACAAAAAGAGCAAGCTTTAAAAGCTTATGATGAACAAACAGCTGCTTATAGTGAAATGAATAGTAATATGTCAAATGCTGATAGATTAAAAGCTGATAAGGAAAAAGCTATTCAAGTTGAAAGAGATAAATTAGAGGCTGAATATGATGAAAAAAGAAAGCAAGCAGAATATGAAGGAGCTTTAAGAAGTTGGAGAATGTCATTAGCTCAAGCTGTAGTTGATGGTGCTTCTTTCATATTAAAATCTGGTGCTCAAACTGGTTTCTTTGGTATTCCAGCAGCATCTATATTAACTGCTTTTCAAGTTGGAACAATCTTAGCTAACCCACCACAAAAGTTTGCAACTGGTGGTTATGTAAGTGGTGAAGGAGGTGCTACTGATGATAAGATACCAGCTATGTTATCAAATGGTGAATTTGTTATTAATGCAGCAGCAACTTCCAATAATTTACCATTATTGAATATGATTAATGCTGGAGCAACACCGATGGAAGCAGCAATACCAACATTTGCCACTGGTGGTCAAGTTAATGTAACAAATAATTTACCATTATTGAATATGATTAATGCTGGAGCAACACCGATGACACCATCAATACCAACATTTGCCACTGGTGGTCAAGTTAACGTAACAAATAACAATAATATGGATTTAACTGATATGGTAAGAATCTTTGAACAATATATGTCACAACCAATTAAAGCTTATGTTGTGGGTAACGATGTAACTCAACAACAAAATAAAGATAATAGATTAAAAAGTAGAACAAGTTTCTAATTTCTACAATAATACTAAATAATATAATATATAATATGGAAAAAAATATACCTACTTACAAAATTAAGGTTAATGAAGATGATTCTTCTGGAGTCTTCGCAATTGCATTAGTAGACCATCCTGCCATAGAAATCGATTTTTTAGCTTTAGCAAAAGAAATTGAAACAGAGTTTTTTTTAGCAAAGAAAGATAAGCAAATGTTATATGGTCCATTATTAGTTCCAGATAAATTGATTCCTAGAAAAGATGCAAAAAGTGGTCAAGAATTTAACATTATATTTGATGAGGAAACAATTGAGTTAATTGCTGATAAGTTCAATAAAAATAAATTAGGTGATACATTCAACTTTATGCATTCAAACAGAAAGGTTGAAGCTTATTTAATAGAGAATTGGTTAACTGGTGAAACTGATAAATCTCAAGATTATGGTTATAAATTACCAAAAGGAACTTGGTTCGGTAAGGTAAAAGTAAAGGATGAAAAATTCTGGAATGAGGAAGTTAAAACTGAAAAATTAAAAGGTTTCTCAGTGGAGATTAAATCTGACATAGAATTAATTCATTTAAATAATAATAAACAAAATAATATAAATTTAATGGAAATTAAAACAAACGAAGGTGTTTCACTTTATTTCGATGGTGAGTTAGCTGAAGGAACTGTTATTTTCGTTGATGCTGAAATGACTCAATTTGCTCCAGAAGGTGCTCATATGTTGGAAGACGAAAGAGTTATTACGGTTGATGCTGAAGGTAAAATAGTTGCTATTGCTGAGGAAACTCCAGAAGTGGAAGTAGAAGTAGAAACTGAAATGGCTACTGAAGAAGTTGCTACAACAGAAGAAGTAGTAACAGAAGAAAAATTAGCTGTAACTCCAGAAGAAATTATGGTAGTTGTTCAACCAATATTTGACCAATTTACAAATACTATTGCTGAATTAACTAATAAAATTGCTGAGTTAGAAGCTAAAATTGCTGAAGATAATAAAACTGAGATGAACGAATTAAAATCTCAAGTTGAGAAGTTATCAAAATCTCCAGCAGCTGAATCGATTTCAAAAAGAGACGATGTTAGATTGAAGAGAGAGAATGATTTATTATCAAAAATCTCAATGTTCAGAATTTCTACAAAATAAGTTAAAAATATAATATAAGATATATTAATTATAAAAATAATAAATAATAAACAAAAATAAAAAAATAAATGGAAAATTTCAAATTATCATTTACAGATAACACAACTTATGCTGGTAAAGACCTTGCTGGTTTCTATGCAACAGCTTTATTAACTGGTGTTTCTAAAGAATCATTCAAATTAATCCCTAACGTTAAGTCAACTGCTAAATTAGGTAAATTAAACTTAGGTAAAATTTTACAAGATGCTGATTGTGCATTTGGTGGACAAGGTGAAGGAACTTTATCTCAAAAAACTGTTGAAGCTCACGATGTAAAAATCAACTTGGAATATTGTATCAAAACTTTTGAAGCTAACTACTTAGGTGAACTTTACAGACCAGGTAACCAAAATGATTTACCAACAACTGTTGAAGAGTTTTTAAAAGGACAAGTTTCTAAACAAATCTCTAATGACTTGGAAGAAATTACTTGGAAAGGTTCTGGTGCTACTAACGCAACTTACTTTACACAAGAAACTGGTTTAGAGGCTAAATTATTGGCTGATGCTACAGTAGTTGATGTATCTGCTACAACTTTAACTTCTGGAAACATTGTTGCTCAAATTGGTCGTGTATATGATGTAATCCCAGCTGCTATCAAACAATCACCAGATGCTGTTATCTATATGTCTTATGCTGCTGCTGCTTTTTACAGACAAGCATTAGCTGCTGCATCTTCTGAAATGTACTTTATGCAAAATCATTCTGAATTATCTTACTTAGGTGTTAGAATTATTCCTTGTGGTATTTCAACTAATAAAATGGTTGCTGCTGAACGTGCTAACTTATTATTGATTACAGATTTAGTTTCTGATATGGAAGAATTATTGATTTTACCACAAAGAACTGTAACTGGTGCTCCAGTAGTAAGAATGGTTGGTGGTTTCAAATTCGGTGTAGACTTCGTATACGGAGCTGAAATCGTTTACTATAACTAAGAAATAAACAAATAAAATGGGAGATGTAAAAGTCTCCCTATTTAATAATAATACTTAAATAAACATAAATATAAAATGGCAATATGTAATGCTTTAACCGCTGCGGTATCCAAGTCTTGTGATAACTCAGTTGGTGGAATTAAAAGAATGTTTATAGCAAATTTTGATAATGTTACTGGCACAACTGTTAGTAATGGTGAAGTTACAGTAATCGGAATGTCTTCTGGTACTAAATTTTATGAATTTGCTTTTAATAAAAACACTTCTAATGCTGAAGAAACTATAGCAGTTGATTTTGCTGCTGGTAACTCTTTAGTAACTCAAACTGTTAACCTTATCTTAACTAGAAGAGATAAACTTAAAAGAGAAGCAATCGTTAAATTGGCTTCTGGACAACAAAGATTGGCTATCATCTTTCAAGATTCAAACGGACTATATTGGTTTCAAGGATTAACTGATGGTACTTACTTAACTGGATTAGCTGGTGGAACTGGTGTGAATAAAACTGACCGTAACTCTTACGATTTAACATTCACAGCTGAAGAGCCAAGTCCAATGCCAGAAGTGGATGATGCAATTATTGCTGCAATCATTGTAGCTGCAACTTAATAAATAAATAATACTTTTAATTAAACCCACCGCCTAAATACTGGTGAGTGGGTTTTTTTATAAATAATACTTAAATAAATATATAATATTATGGCAATATGTAATGCTTTAACCGCAGCTGTGTCTAAGTCTTGTGATACAAACATCGGTGGAATTAAACAAATGTTTATCAATGATTGGCAAGAATTAACTTTGACATTAGACGGAAATGGAATGATAACTAATTTCACTCCAACTGACCCAAATTCAATAGTAACAACAGCTGCAACAGTCAATACAACCACATCTGGATTTGTAAGAATTTTAACAACAGTAACACTACCAGGTAATCAAACA